TTCTGGCTTGCATTTGCTCAAGTGATTTTTCTACTTCTGAATTTTCATAAGAAAAATTCATCCGCATAGTTACCACACCTCAAAAACATCTTCATTAAATACTTGTTCTCCACCGTTGATTAAAATCTCCGTGTTTAGAACTTCAGCCTTTGAGTTTGTGCCTGCGGAACGTTTCAAGGAATCGAGAAATTGAGTCCATGCCGAGTCTCCGAGATCTTTCATTCCATATCTGTAATACAAATGCGCAATAACATATTTGGCAGAAAAAATTCTTAATAAGTTAGTATCAGCCGCGGCCACAGACGAAACTGAAGCTATAAAAGAAGTTGAGTCTGTTATGTACTTTTGTACTACCACATCATCCGTTAAGTTGTCTTCGTTATCGTCGGTAAGAGCAGATAACAGATCGGGGGGGAAATATACTTTTATGTCCGCTACTGTTAATGCCATTTTGTCACTTCCTTTATATCTGCTAATGTTAATGCCGTTTTTTCACTTCCTTTGTTTCAAAACAAGAAGGGGCGTAGCGCCCCTTTCTTCTTAAGAAATAGTTACCGTAAGCCGATAAAGTGCGTTAGCGTCAAGCAGAATAGGCAGCGGGTAAGTTATTGCTGATACCGTTTTAGTGTGTCCTTCTGAAGCTTCTGGAATTTTTTCTTTTATTGTGACCTCGTTCATGATCGGGGTACCTGCCGGGTCAATTTCGTAATCTATCAATGCTCCATACCCCAGATTCCAAGCGGCGGTATCAGTAAGTATGATGTTATTATCATCTATATAACTGGTTACAACCCCCGAAGAATTTACATAAGTACCGCGGTACACATATATTTCAGGGATCGCAAATTCATCAAACTTGCCTAAAAATCTTACTGTAGGGCTCTTATAAGTAGATTTAAGCTGCCCAAAAGCATAAGTGTTTTTGCTGATCCATTTTGCTACTGCTGTATGCGATAAGAAAGATCTTGCCACGTTTGCACTCATTAGACAGATATTTGGAAACTTTCCGGCTTGCGTGGCGTATGCTTCGACCGCCTGACCAAGTAAATCTAATGGGTCGGTTCCGGAATTAATTGCAAATGCGACCGCGTCCGAGACTTCATAAGACTGAGTAATAGACCTGACCCCATCTGTTGCCGTGAATGTTCCACCTGTCAATAGTTCCGCAAACATCCAATCGATTCTTCTTGCAATTCTATCTTTTAACCCTTGAAGTTTCGCGCCATATAAATATTGTATACTCCTTGCAATGTCTGACGAACTTTCAAGATTCGCAAGTGACCGAGGGTCAAAAGACTGAAGAAGCGGAGTGGTAGAATTTATTTCATCTCTTTCGAAAATTTGGGGCGGCTCCACCGTATACGGCACTACCGATACACCCAAATCAACTGCCTTAGCTGGGTCTCCTCTTATTCCAAGATCCGCCATTTTCCCGCCTTTTGCTATGGTTCTCCATCTTATTTCTGTAGTTGGGCTCATGATTTTTTGGGCTCCAAACGCATTTTTCAGAAAAAACGGTTCATCTTTAAGTAATTCTATATATTTGGTCAAGAACTGCCAAAGCGGATTATAAACTGCTGTAGTTGCCATTTATTTCACTTCCTTTTTTTAATCAGATTCTCTGTTTGAGAGAAAAATATTTTTTCTTGCTAATATTGCTTTTAAGTCCACAGTGGGTTCTATTGCCATTTGATCGTCATACAATTCACCAGATAACAGTACTAAAACATACGCCGTTGCCTGAGTTGTAGCTATTGCCTCAAGTGTTATAGCGTCTGCCGCGCACGCTGTATCTACAAAATACGAATAAGTAACTACAGCAGTTGCGGCGGTTGTCAGCGAAGCCGAATAAGTTAAGACACCAGTACTGTATACCAAGGTGTATGACGTTGTGTCCGCTGATGTATATCCAACAGAACCGTATAAAATATCATCTTGTGAAAGAGAATAAGCCAAGGTTGTATCTGTCCCTGTGAAAGTATCTGTCCCAGTTGCTACAGCGCATGCGTATGCTGTCCCATTTGCTGGAAAATATAAGTATGAATAAGCAGGAAGCGCGGTTGACGTTGCAACTGGAACCAGTGCTGTGAAACTTGCGAACCCAAAACCCACAATTAAAGCAAATGCAATTATTAATATTAATTTTTTCATTATTTAACACCTACCATTTTTTGAGCGGCTGCATTAATATCCGCTATTGATATTCCTTTTTTTGGTACCGTAGTATCTTCCGAAACAACTTCAGAAAGATCAATTTCAGGCATTTTTTCGAGCACAGAATCAAAAAAAGCTTTCTGATCAGGTTGAGATATTAGTTTTTCTGAAAATTGTTTTACTATTGCCGGCGTTCGGTGTTTACTCTGTATCCAGTCATTTTCCCACGCCGCCGCCTCAAGCACATTTTTTTCTTTAATGAATTTTTCATTCAGCTGCATACTTTTTTTGAGCTCTGCAATGTTTTCCCCAAAATCCTTTTTTATTTTTGCTATTTCTTCTGACAATGTCTTTATCACATCTTCTTTTTTTTCTATTTGCTCGGACAGTTCTTTCACTTTGCTGCGGCTCTCTGTTAAGTCTATTCTCTGTTGGTTGAATATTTCGTTTATTTCCATTTCCTTCACCTCGTTGTTTTGTATTTCGACGGTTAGCACCCTTATATTTTTGGCGCCGTCGTCAGAAAAAATTATTTCTTTCATGTCCGGTAAGGCAGGTGTATTGGTAAGAGCAAGCTTAAGCAAAACCGGCCCTATTTCTTTGCCGGTTCTTTTGTCGTTGTATTTTTCTGAGTATGTAGGGCTTAAATATTTGAATTTCTGCGCTTCCACAAGCTCCTTCCCAACTTCTGTATAATCAAGCAAGGCTTCTAATCCATTTTCGCTTATTCTCAAGTCCTTCACTTTGCCATAACTGCCATGCTCCGTCATATGTTCTATGTCAATTGGTACCCCATAATCAGGCATTTTATTCTTGAAATTATTAAATATTTTTTCTATGAAACTTTTGGAAATTTCGATCCAATCCCCGTATTTCTGGTTATAAAATCTTGAGAATGGTAATATTAAATTCCACATTGTTTTCTCACCTCAATCCCTGTATAAAGCGTATATATTGTGTTTTATCTGCATTCCGGATATTGGTTGCAGAAAAATTTTCTCTTGTAATGTTTTTCAGCTTATCGGCTTGAAAATTAAACACCGGAAATAATGTGCTTCTACAGTTAACATGAAGCGGCGGCGTATTATCTGTTAGCAAATCAAGATCTTCTTTAGGGATCATTAAGCCGTCACGTTCCGAACACATCGGAGAAGTCAACCCATCCATGACTGCCACGAATTTATACCCGACAATATCAGGTTCTGAATAACTGTCTGCTATATTTCCTAAACTGTAAGCCCTCGTTGTTTCAGTACGGGCTATAGCATGAATTCTGCTATCTGCAAACAGCGGGAAAAGTTTTTTTAATGCGGCTTCTTCCTTGTAAATTGTCGTGCTTAACCCGCTTGGATCTTTGATTTTTATTGCGCCGTCTTCAATAATTTTCTTGCTTATTTTTTGAACCTCGTCCAAGATCGCTTTTTCTTGAACGTGCGCCAATTCAACCGCGTATTCTTCTATGAACCTAACGGCTTGCGGTGAAGGGCGGAACATTTCCAAAAATGTAGCTTTGCTTATTTTTTTCTTGAAATATAATTTTAGAATATCCTTATCATATCTCCATATTCCAAGAATTTCCTTTGTGGATTCTCCCAGAACTTCCGCAAAGTTTTTTTTAAGGTTGCCGCCCATTCTACTGGAAATGAG